CTGCGACCGGGTCTACGACTACCCCCGCTTCCTGTAGGCAGCCTCGGTGCTACCCTGGTGTTGTGCAGCCAGGAGACTTCCAACTCGGCGTAACGCTTCCGCTGGAGAAGGCTCAGACGGAGGAGGGCGACCTCATCATCGAGGGACTCGCCGCTGACTACCAGCCGGATCGGGCCAACGAGGCGTTCGTGCCCGGCGTCTTCCGCAAGGCCATCGACAAGTACCTGGCCTCCGGCGGCGTGCTCTGCTACCACCACAAGAAGGACATGCAGCTTGGGCAGGTCACCCGGCTGGAGGAGGACCCGAGCCGGGGCCTCCTGATGAAGGCGGTCATCCCGAAGCCCCTCGGCGACAACAACCCGCTGCTCGACGTGTACAACAAGGTGAAGCGCGGCATGATGCGCGGACTCTCTGTATACGGGACCTGCACCAGGGAGCGGCGGCCGGACGGCAGCGTCGCCATCGTCGGCGTGGACCTGCAGGAGATCAGCGTGACGCCCCAGCAGTACGGGCCGAATGCGCTGCTGGAGGTCGCCAGCAAGGCCTTCCCCGAGGACTTCGGCAGCGCCGAGCTGACGGCCGATGAGCTGCGCCGGTGGTTCGCCGAGCGTGAGGCGAAGCTGCTCGCCGAGCTGAACGATTCTGTCACACCCTCCCCTAGGATGTAGTCAATGCCTGAGGGAACCGAGACACCGGCTGCCGAGACACTCGACAGCATCAAGGAGGAGTTCGACGGTCGCTTTGACGAGCTGTCGAAGTCCATCACCGAGAAGAAGGAAGCCGCCGAGTCCGCCAAGGGCGAGGAGGCCGAAGCGCTGAGCAAGGCGCTCGACGGCCTCACCAATCAGGTCAAGGACCTGGAGACTGAGCGTGACGCCCGCCTGGAGAAGGCGGCCAACGCTGACATGCGCACCCGAGTGACCTCCCTGGAGGAGGAGCTGGAGAAGGCGCGCAAGCCTCAGGGAGACTTCATCTTCGGAGCGCCCGCTCCCGCCGGTGAGGCGGTCGAGTACGGCCCCGAGGGCAGCCGCAGCTTCTACGCGGACGCCCGCTCAACCTTCACGAACGAGGACCCCGCAGCGCGCGAGCGCTGGGAGGGTGCCCTCGGCAAGGCGATGACAGAGGGAACCGGCACCGCCGGTGGATTCCTCGTCCCGCCCCAGGTTTCCAGCGAGCTACTCGCCCTGCGCCAGCAGGACGCGGTGCTTCGCGGTCTGTTCAGCTCGGTCAGCGTCAACACGACTGACCTGCGGATCGCGAGCGTCGAGTCCGGCCTGGTCGCCGGATGGGTCGCGGAGCTGGCCGAGAAGCCCAAGTCGGACCTCACTTTCGCCGAGATCGGCGTGCAGACCTTCACCGCCGCTGGCCTGGCCGTCACGTCGAACCAGCTTCTCCGGGACGCCAACCCCAGCATCGACACGCTCGTCAACACCGACCTCGCCCGCAGGCTTCGCGCGGTCGAGGAGGTCGCCTTCATCAACGGGTCGGGTACGGGACAGCCGCGAGGCATCCTGAACACGGCCGGTGTCGGCGACACCGTCTACGACGACGCTTCCGCGACCGTGCCTGAGCTGCTCGACGCGATTCAGGACGCGATCACGGCCGTCTACACCGACTTCTTCGCCGCTCCCGACGCCATCGTGATGCACCCGGCCGTCTGGGGCAAGATCGTCAAGGCCCGCGAGTCCGGCTCGCCGACCACCTACATCGTGGGTGGACCCGGTGGACCCGGCTACGGACGGCGCGCAGCGGAGCCGATTCCCGGCTACGGCAGCGGCCCCGTGCCTCGCGGCGAGCTGTTCGGCACGCCCGTCTACTGCACGGCCAACACGCCGCGCACCCTGGGTGCGACCGGCGACGAGAGCGCGATCATCGTGGGCGCCTTCAAGGAGGGCCTCATCCTCGACCACGAGAGCATCCAGCTCGACTCCAGCCCGCACGTCTACTTCACGAGCAACCAAACGGTTTTCCGGGCCGAGGAGCAGGTCGGCTTCACCGCCGCACGCTACCCGCGCGCCTTCAACGTCGTCCACGGAACTGGCCTCAAGACCAGTGCCCTGGGCTAGGCTACACTTCAAGGAGAGCAGATGAGCGACGAGGCAGTCACATATCAGCAGAACACCAGGGTCGTCGCGGGCGCATCGCCCGTGAACGAGGTCCAGACCATCGCGCAGGCGACGGGAACTTCGACTGCCGGTACGTTCAAGCTGACCCTCGACGGCGAGCAGACCGCCGCCATCGCCTACAACGCTTCCGCCGCGACCGTTCAGACCGCCCTGGAGGCGCTGGACAACGTCACGCCCAGCTCGATCATCGCCGCTGGCGGCGCGCTGCCCACGGCCGTCACGCTGACCTTCACGGACGCGTGGGCCGAGCAGGACGTTCCGCTCATCACGGTGGACAACACGTCGAACACCGGCGGGACCTACGGGGTCACCGAGACCACGAAGGGCCAGCACGGCACCAACGAGGTCCAGATCGCCTCGGGCAACGCCAACGTGGACGGTCGCCTGGCGACTCAGTTCCGCACTTCGCCCGCTCCGACGATCAGCTCGCACTAGACCTGCCCCCCATAAGGGCAACCATCTGCCGGGCGCGGTAGGGGGGTGCCCCGCCCGGCACAAACCTTGCGAAGGGACGCCGACCAGCGACAGGCCCGCCTCAGGCGGGTCTTTCGCTAGAATGGGCCTGTGACCGCAACTTTCTCC